TCCAGACCATTTGGACGTTGCCTCCGCCAAATGCCTTGTGATAGATAACGCTCGAAAGAGAAGGATAGGCGATAGGCGGATTTAACTGTTCAGGCTGATACGAGAACGTACGGAGTCCGCTAATCGTCGCGAGTCTCGTCTTAATTCCCTCCGCGACTTGCGATACCGTCGCAGGCATTTTAGATAACTCCGAAGACGCGGTAAGGCGAGAGAAGGTCACGCACGTCAGGGTCTACAGCACGTACCTGAATAGCCATATCTCCGAAACCGACGACTCCTAGAGCCGCGTTATAGCGACCAAAGCCGCGAATAGAGAGCAGTAGACAGGCTTCGCGAACGTCGTTCGGTATTGACGGGAAACCGAAAGTTCCTGTTAGTTCGATAGTAGGACGCGGCGGCTGATAGAGAAACGGAAACGATTTCGCGCCTTGTGCCGTAATACGCGTAAATGGTCTGCCCTGAAGAGCGACGTCCGTTGGCTCTAGGTAATAATCCGAAGCGCTCCACGTAGTCGCAAAAGTGCCGTCACCTGCGGTATCCGTCTTTAAGACGAGTCCATTAGCGGTAGCGAGGTCAGGAATCCCAACGGAGAACTCGTCTACGGGAAATAACTTAATCGTCTTCGTTGTCTGATAGAAGAAGCGTCCGCAGTAGCCGTCGATACGACGCGACGCGCCTTCTACTGCTTTCTCTAGAAGAGTATCGTCTGCGTTATCCGTAAGACGCAGAACCGCTTTAACTTCCGTAAGCGTACAGTAGCCGTTAGTTATAGCCACTACTCGCCTCGTTTCTTAACGCGCTTCCTTACTGCTTTCTCGACGACAGGAGTATTCGTAGCCGTTTCTTCGACTTCGATTCCATAGGCACGAAGAGCCGCGTCTACTTGCGCGATACGCGCCTTTAGACCACGACGAACGTACCCTTCGCGTTCTAGAAGAAGTGCGGCTACTGCTCTCTGATTACTCATACGTTCCTTTCGAAGTAGTAGAGCCTGACGGCGTTCTACTCGCCGCCAGACTCTACAACTTTACGACCTTAGAACGACGGTGTAATCAGACCAGTTCCGCCGACGAGCGCGAAAGCGTTCGGGTAGCGGTTGGCGGTATAGGCGCTATAGCCATAGACCACCATAGTCACGTCGAGTTCCGCCGCCTTCGGCTGTTCGAAGCGGAGCATCATCGGTGCGCCGTCGCCCATTTCCCAAAGGTGTGCTTCCTGCGAGTTACCGACGATAATGACGTCCTCGTTCGAGCCTGTGCCGTTCGTAGTAGTTACGTTGGCGTCGGTCAGCACGGGGAATCCAGCGATACTGTAACCGCTATTTCCGTAGACGACGCCGCCGTTACCGACGACAGGTGCGTTCGTTGGACCGTTCGCGGTAGGAACGGCGAGCGGACGCTGAGTGGAATCGACAGCCGCCAAGATAAACGCGAGGCGGCGTGGGTGCATAAGGATAAAGTTTGGACCTCCGAAGAAGTTCGTCTGAATCCTCTGAACACAGTCGAGAAGTTTTGGATAAAGTTCGCCAACGGTAGGTGACGCGTCGGTGTAGGTAACGACCTGAGTAATCGCGTTGGTCGTCGAGGTCACGATGGTCTCGTCCAACTTCGTGTGGTAAGCCGAAACGAGGTCAGCCATAACGAGCGAGTCGATATTGGTGCCGCGCTCCAAAGCCTGACGTGAAACGTTCTGCTGACCAGCGATAGTAACTACCGAGATATCCAACTTCGTGTCGTCCATATTCGTTTCTTGGACGGCGGCGCCTTCGCTTTGGCTGGCGACGGCACTTCCAGTTGTGACTTTCGAAATCGAAATGGTCAAACCTTCGGCTGGGAGTTCGTGCTTACGTGCGATATCCGCGAACGGACGACCAGCACGTGCGAACGGAGCCGCCAGTTCGGTCAGGAACTGCGGAACGACCAAGCCTGCGAAGTTCGCAGAGGTTACGTCGCGGCGCTCAATGCGCTCTTCGTTCATATGGCGCGAGAGGCGCTCCTTAGCGGCGAAGTCGTTATGGAATTGCGCGGCGAAGGCGTCTGCGACGAACGAGTTCTTCGAGTGCTTCGTGTAGGTGCGCTCTTCGCGAGTAACGCGAGCAGGTGCGGTGGCTTCTGCGATTCCGTTCGACTTGCGAAGTTCTGCGGCTTCTGCCGAGCGCTTCTCCAGTTCGACGTGCTTCGAAATCTGCTCGTCGAGCGAGCGAACCTCGTCGAGAATCGCGGTAACTTCCGCGTCCTCTTCGGTGCTCAGGTCGCGAGCGTCGTTCTTCGCGCCTTCGATAAGTGCGTCAGCCTTTGCGAGAGCGGCGGAACGCTTTTCGGTGAGTGTCTCTGAATACTTCATAGTGAGGAATCCTCCGTAGTTGTAGGGAATTTTCTTCAGTGAAGTATTCGAGTGCGAGTGACGCGGCTCTACTTCGGCTGACTGATTCGCGCTCTCGCTACTTCTTTCGAACGTAGACGAGTGAACGAACTTGGCTCAATGTTAGTCGTTTCGTTAGCGGTTCGCAACTCAGCCACCGTGCTTTCGTAGGCAGGGTAGGTCACTACGGAAACGTCGTACAACTGAACCTCGCGGAGTTCGCGAACCGTCCTATCGGAGTTCCACGAATCCTTAATTGTCCTAAAGGCGAAACTCATCTGGGAGAGGTCGCCGCGCTTTAGAGCACTCATAACGCGAGCGGCGTCAGGGTTGGACGGGTCTAGGTTGGCTTCGACGCGTAGACCACGCTCGTCTTCCTGAAGGTTAAGAGTTCCTGACTTCGTACGAGCGAGCGGCACTCCTTCGTGGTCGATAAGAAGGCGAACGTCTGCGCCGTCCTTAATCGTCTTCATAAACGCGCCGCGCTTAACGTATTCGACGAAGGGCATTGGCTCCGAAGGAGAATCGAAAACGGACGCGTAGCCGACGAGGGTAGAGCCTTCGCCTTCTGCTCGTAGTTCGAGGTTGGTATACGCGACGGAGCGGTTCTCGTTGTCGGATTTACTTACCCACCTCACTTCGATTTCGTTCGCCATAGAACTTTCTCTTTCCGTTTCCAAACTGTCCTCATACTCTAAATGAGTATCTTCGTCTTCCGCTACTGCTCGCTCTGATTCCGAATACTTCGGGTGACTTGGATTTAGTAGGTCGTTATCACTTACGTAGTTCGGATTCTTCGGTGTACCTGTTCTCGATAATTGTAGGAAAGCATTTACTCGCGCCATAGCCCATTGTGCTCGACCAACCCCAGGTCTATGCGACGTAGAGAACGCGCCAGCGCCGCGACGATACACGGCTTTTAATGCGCCTAACGTAACGCGAGTCCACTCAGGCTTATCGTCCTTTTCCATTCTGTCGTTATGCTCTTTAACCTTATTTTTAAGAGCCGTTTCCGTTGCCTGACTTATCTCGATAGAGCCAGATTTATCTTTAGCGGAGCCAGAAGGATTCTCGTCGCTACCTTTAATTTGGTCTTTCTTAGGTGCTGGAGCGCGTCCTTCGAGTGCCTCCTGAATCCATACGTCGTTCCTTTTATCTAATCTTTCTACGACTCTTTCGGCATAAGACTGAGCACGGCGAGCGCTCTCCTTCGAAGAGCCGCCTCCCCAGAGGAGCATTGCGACAAGTCCAGCCGTAATTTCCCCTTCGTCTACCGCGTCGAGGTCTACGATATGCCGCGCTATCCAAGGCGCTATTTTCCGCCACTTACGTTCGGTAATCGTTCCAGCCGCCATAGCGCGAGCGTCCTCTACCGTCTGCGGCTTTAATCCGTCTCCCGAATATCCTTCTTCGTGTAAACGAAGTCCTCTACGAGCAGAAGCGCGCATAAACTCAGGAGCGGAGATATCGACGGCGCGAGATTCGTACTCCATAGGCTTCTCTTCTGGCTCTGATTCGAGCGGAATCGGTTCCGAAGTAGGTTCCTCTTCTAGTCCTTTAATCAGTCTTTCGGAGATAATCCAGAACTTACAGATACCTTCTGGCGCGATATCTCCAGCGACGATTTCGCAGGCTCGACCACCTTCGTAGAAGACGCAATTCGCGCAAACTAAACCTTCGTCGTCAAACGGAGATTCTTCGACGTAGTGCGCTCCTTTCGCTCCTGCTCCCTTATCGAATAGCCCGAACTCTTCCGTAATGCCCTCTAGGACGTCGTAAAGAACAGTCTGGAAAGGCGTTAAACCTTCCTCGCCGTTCCTCTCCTCCGCGTCGTCGTCTTCCTCGTCCTCGTATACGGCTTCGAGTGCCGCGTAGTGAGCCTGAGCCTCTTCGAGCGTCGGGTGGCAACCGCCGTCAATAGGCGTCCTTTCGCCTTCTTTCACGACGGCGTAACCGCTACAACCTTCAGCGTTAGAAAGAATCTCGTACGGCATATCAGTCCACGTCTGGCGTCATAACGCGAACGTCTACCGTACCCGAAACGACGACGGCGTAAATAGTTTCCTTACTAGGAACTTCGAACTCGATAGGACTCGTATGTTTTTCCGTCTCTAAACCTGTAGACGTAGTAACCGAAGAATTACCGAGATAGACGGAGGTGTTACCAGTTACGTGGATATACACCTTACGGTACTTATCGTCGGCGGCTACGAGAAGCGTCGGAGTAGTTCCAACGGTGACGGCTACGGATTTCATTGAGGCGGCTCCGCGTCGGTTCCGATATCAGCAGTAGCGGCAACGTCAGAAACAGGAAGCGCCATAACGAACTTATCGCCGCCTTCGAACGGTTCTTTATTTTCGATAGCGCGAGCCTCGTTCGGTGTAAGAGTTCCCGAACTAATCTGAATCTGTTGAGCACGAACGCGAGTTAGCAAGTCAGCGCGTTGGAATTCGTCCGTATTAAAACGAACCTTCTGACCTAGCGGAAGCATTTCCGAAAGTGCGTCCTCAACTCGACGGAGCCACGGGAGCAACGTATAGCGCACGAAGTTAATACCTGCGCTTTCTACGTTCTGATACGTCTGCGAATCTCCGCCGCTTCCGTTAATCATATGGAGCGGAATTCGATACGCTCTCGCGATATCGCGAACTATCGCTTCGCGGTGCTCCAGCATTTGCATATCGGCGGCGCTCGTAAGAATCGGACGCCACTTTAATCCGCTAGTAAGAACGGCAGGACGACGGTGTTTATAGTGCGAGTCTTCCCACTGCTGACGAATTAGTTCCGCCTGCTCCTTCGTTAAAGACGAATCCGTTTCGAGAACGCTCGAAG